ATCAGTTGATTGGTCAGAAGACTTAGATGTTATAGTATCGGAAGAGGCAACTCTTTCAGATGGATTCCGTGATAAGGCTTCAGCAATATTTGAAGCAGCATACCAATCTAAAGTTGGTGCTGAGATAGATAGGCTGGAATCAGAATATGCGCAAAACCTTGAAAACGAAGTTTCTGAAATTCAAAATGACTTAGTAGAGAAAGTAGATTCTTACTTGAACTACGTAGTTGAAGGATGGATGAAAGAGAACGAATTAGCTGTTCAAACAGGTCTTAGAACTGAGATCGCTGAAGAGTTCATGAATTCTTTACAGAGCGTTTTCAAAGAGCATTATATTGAAGTTCCAGAAGGTAAAGCAGACTTAATCGACGACTTAGCCGATCAAGTAGCTGAACTAGAAGAGCAACTCAATAAAACCACAGAAGATAATATACGTTTATACGAATCAGCTCAATCATTTGAGAAAGCAGATATCGTACGTAAGGCATCTTCAGGCTTAGCAGTAACTGAAGCTGAGAAATTAGCATCTTTAGTAGAAGATGTAGAATTCGAAGATAGCGAAACTTTTGAAACAAAAGTAAAAACTATTAAAGAATCTTACTTCAAACAGGATGTTAGTGAATCAACTGACGAAGCTGATGCAGTCGTAGGTGAAGATAATTCTCCAGTAGAAATATCAGAAGCTATGAGCGCATACACTAATGCCATAACTAAATTTAATAAATAATTTGCAAACCTTAAAGGGGAAAAAAATGTTTAACGCAGATAAAAACTTAATCGAAAAATGGGAACCAGTCCTAGGTCACGAAAGTGCTCCTGAGATCAAAGACCATTATAAGAAAGCGGTTACTGCACGTCTTCTTGAAAACCAAGAAGTAGCCCTTAGAGAAGAAAGAGCAAAAAGATCATTCGATTTAACAGAAGCAGCTCCAGCTAACGCTACTGGTTCTAATATCGATAACTTTGATCCGGTTCTTATTTCTTTAGTTAGACGTGCTATGCCTAACTTGATTGCTTATGACATTGCTGGCGTTCAGCCAATGAGTGGACCAACAGGTCTTATCTTCGCAATGAAATCTAAGTATTCAACACAAGGCGGAACAGAAGCTCTATTCGACGAAGCGGATACAGACTTCTCAGGTACTGGTACACATCAAGCTGATCCAACTGGTTTAGCAGGTGTAGTAGACGCCGACACAGACGGATCCATCGCAGACACAGCAGACGTTGTATCTACATTTGGTTCTGGTCTTTCAACAACAGCTGCAGAGAGACTCGGAAGAGGCGGATCTGGAGACGGTTCTTTTGGTGAAATGGCTTTCTCAATTGAGAAATCAACTGTTACAGCTAAATCAAGAGCACTTAAAGCTGAATACACAATGGAATTAGCACAAGACCTTAAAGCAATTCATGGTCTTGACGCTGAAGGCGAACTTGCTAATATCCTATCAGCTGAGATCTTAGCTGAAATCAACCGTGAAGTTGTTAGAACAATTTTAACAAAAGCTAAAATTGGTGCTTTACAATCTTCAACTGCAGTTTCTGGTATCTTTGACGTTGCCACTGACTCAGACGGTAGATGGATGGCAGAGAAATTTAAAGGCCTAATTATGCAACTCGAAAGAGAGGCAAACGTTATCGCTAAAGAAACAAGACGTGGAAAAGGTAACTTTGTTATCGTTTCTTCAGACGTTGCTTCAGCTTTAGCAGCTTCAGGCATGTTAGATTACTCTCCAGCTCTTTCAACTAACTTAAACGTTGATGACACAGGTAATACATTTGCTGGTGTTCTTAACGGAAGATTGAAAGTGTATATTGATCCTTATTCAACTACAGACTTCGCGTGTGTAGGTTATAGAGGTAACAACCCTTATGACGCTGGTATGTTCTACTGCCCATACGTTCCTTTAACTATGGTTAAAGCCGTTGGTGAGAACGATTTCCAACCAAGGATCGGATTCAAAACAAGATATGGAATGGTTGCTAACCCATTCGTCGCAGCAGACGGAGTAGGTACTGATAGAGCTAACCCATACTTTAGAATCTTCAGAGTTGATGACATAATGGTGTAAACCGTTTTTCGAAACAACTATTTAAAGAGGGACTTCGGTCCCTCTTTTCTTGTAGACTGCCTTTTTAAGTTGTATAAATAGATGTATGATAAAAAAATATATAAACACAATTCATAAGTTTATGAAAAAGGGTAGAATACATAAAATTTGGAAAATCTCAATCGGATAATTAAATGGCATTAACTTCTAATAAAAACTTTTTAAGTCCAATAGGATTTAATTTTAAGATAGACGCAAACTTCGCGAATACAGAATATTTCTGTACCCAGGCCAACTTGCCTGGTATATCGCTATCGGCAATTGAGCAACCTTATAAAGGTGTTAACTTAGGTCTAACCGGTGATCGTATGACCTTTGACCAATTAACTATAACATTTAACGTGACAGAGAACCTAGAAAACTATATCGAAATATATAACTGGATGCATGATATAATCCAGAAGAAAGATGATAAACAAAAGTATGATGCAAGACTCATGATACTATCATCACATAATAACGTATCAAAAGTTATTAAGTTTCAGGAACTCTTTCCAACAAGTTTATCCTCAATAGAATTTAATGCACAACAATCAGACATTGAATATGTACAAGCTAGTGTGAGCTTTAAGTATACATACTTTGAATTTGAATAATTAGGGATTTACAAATACCATAAACTATGGTATAATAGACATTATGAATATAGAATCTTTACTTGAAATGTGGCAGAAAGACTGTCATATAGACGAAATGGCATTGGATGAAGCTACACGCGAATCCGCTAAATTACATTCTAAATACCTAGATCTTTACTCTAGATCTAAACTTAAATTAAAGAAATTGGAATTTGATTTCAAACCACTCCTGCGCGATAAACAATTGCATTACTCTGGTAAACTATCACAGGAAGAGTTAGACCAAAAAGGATGGGAATACGATCCATTAAATGGTTTAACTGTTTTAAAAAGTGATTTAGATAAATGGTATGATGCAGATCCTGTAATACAAGAACATCAATTAAAGATAGCTATGCAAGAAGAAATAGTAGCTACTTTAAAAGAGATAATGGATACGATAAGATGGAGACATCAATCTATTAAGAATATGATTGAGTGGAGAAAGTTTACTAGTGGAATATAAGATACACCAATATCGTTTTGACAACTTTACTAAACACGAAGAAATAATTAGACAAGCGTTTAATGAACTTGGTCATACTGAAGTAGATAATCCTATACATGGATTAGTAGAATGGAATGTATATAACCATTGTCATATAAATGAAGTATATACCGCTAACAATATTATATTTAAACCTACTGCACCAACATCTAATCATTTTGTTTTAGATACTATAGGTTATGCAAATAGTTCTTCTTTAGCATTTAATAAACCACTACAAGTTGAAATGAGGAATTGGCCTAAAACAGATTATAATGTAATTAATGCTTTTATTGAAACCAAATCTAATAAATGGGATGATTCTATATTATTGAAATGGCGTAAACCTAAAATAAAAATTCCAAATGACCATGTATTAATTATAGGACAACAACCACATGATGAAACTGTAAATGGTTTTGGGTTTGGTGACCATTGGAAAAAGATTTGCCAAATAGTAAATGCAATACCTAAAGACAATATAGTAATTAAATTACATCCAGCTATGAAAGGTAAGAAAGAACAAATAGCCAAATGGAGAAAAGAAGGAATAACTGTTATAGATGGATTTATTAGTATACATGACGTGCTCCCGCGCACCCGCGTCGCGATCATAGATAATAGTACTGCAGGAATAGAATGTTTAATGCACCAAGTACCTATTATATCTTACGGATGGCCAGAATACCATTGGGCAACAAAGAAATTACAAACACTAACAGAATTACCTAATTTGGTTAAAGATTTAGATTGGTATGATAAAGAATATGCAAACAATTTTATATTATGGTATATACACGAATACCTTTGTTATGATGTTGAAAGCACTAAAGAAAGAATAAATGGAATCATTAATAGTTAAAAAAGTAAACGAATCATTCTTACATATAGAATGTGAGCCGAGTACTGAAAGAGAACTTAGTGAACATTTTTGTTTCTATGTACCTGGTTATAAGTTTATGCCAGCATATAAAAATCGTATGTGGGATGGTAAAATACGTTTATTTGATATGCGTAAGAAAACATTATACTGTGGACTATACAAATATTTAGAACAATTCTGTGAAGAAAGAGACTATACAATTGTTAACGATGGACCAATTACAGAAGAGTTTGACCAAGATATATTGGACGCAACATTGGAAGAAACAACGTTACCAAGCCATATATCACCAAGGGATTACCAATTAAATGCTCTTAAACACGCGCTACGTGCGTCTAAAAGCCTATTATTATCACCTACTGCATCAGGTAAGTCATTAATCATTTATTTATTGGTCAGATATTACCTATTAAAAAATCCAACAAAAAAGATATTAATCATTGTACCAACTACATCTTTGGTTGAACAAATGTATTCTGACTTTGAAGAATATTCTAAGAATGATCCGTCTTTTAACACTGACGAATTCTGTCATAGAATATATGGTGGTGCAGAAAAAACTACATTGTTAAGATGTAAAATATCTACATGGCAATCACAACATAAACTGCCGGCAAAAGCTTTTGAAAATATTGGTATGGTTATTGGTGATGAAGCACACCAATTTAAAGCCAAATCATTAACATCGATTATGGAAAAATGTATTAATGCAGAATATAAAATTGGAACAACCGGAACATTAGATGGAACACAAACACACCAATTAGTATTAGAAGGTTTATTTGGACCTGTTCATAGAGTAACAACAACTAAAGCATTAATGGATAACGAACAATTAGCACAATTAGATATACAGATATTACTCTTAAAATATAAAGAAGAATACTGTAAAGTTATATCTAAATTAAAATACCAACAGGAATTAGACTTTCTTGTTGGATACGACCCGCGCAATAATTTTATAAGTAACTTGGCAATAGACCAAAAAGGTAATACATTAATATTATTTAATTACGTAGAAAAACATGGTAAGCCATTATATGATATGTTAAAAGATAAATTAGATAAACATAAAGTATTTAAAGATAGAAAACTATTCTATGTAAGTGGTGAAACCCCAGTTGATGACAGAGAACAAATAAGAGCCATTACAGAAAAAGAGGGTAATGCAATTATCGTAGCATCACTAGGTACGTTCTCAACTGGTATAAATATAAAGAGATTACATAATTTAATATTCGCTTCGCCCTCTAAGTCTCAGATTCGTGTATTACAATCGATTGGAAGAGGGCTTAGGGTTTCTGGGGATAATATAAATACCACAGTATATGATATCGCAGATGATTTACATTATAAATCTAAGAAGAATTATACCCTAAATCACGCGGCCGAAAGAATTAAAATATATTCAAAAGAAAAGTTTAAATACAAAATTTACGAGATAAATATATAATATGGACACATTACTTTTATCCATTAGACATTTTAAGCTAGTATCTGGCGAAGAGATAGTAGCACTAATAAAAGAAAAAGATGATGGAACAATCACAATAGAAAGACCATACCTAGTAAAGAATAACCTAATTGGTGGCTTTGCTTTTATACCTTGGTTTCCTTTCTCATCTCAAAAGATATTTAAAATACAAAGATCTAATATTGTACACCACGTTGAGATAGATCCAGATATGAAACAAGAGTATATAAAGTTGGCGACTAGCTACATGAAGCCTAGAGCCAATCCACCTTCAATGAAAACCGAAGAGGAAATACTTGACGCCCTCGAGGAAGAATTATATGATGAAATTAAAGAACCTGAAGAGATTAAAACTATTCACTAATCTCTCTCTGTCCCTGAGGACGACAATATATTATATCATAAAAAACGAGTTTTGTAAACCCCCAAATTGGGGATTTACTTTTCTTTTAAACTATGGTATAATGGACAACATTATGGAGATAAACTATGGCCGCTAAAATACCTGCGAAGAAAAAACCTCACTACATAAACAACAAAGAATTTTCTTTAGCTGTTGTTGAATATGTAAAAACTGTTAATGAAGCTAAAGAAAAAGATAAAAGCACACCTAAAGTTACTGACTATATTGCCACATGTTTTATAAAGATAGCTGAAGGGTTAAGTCATAGACCAAACTTTGTTCGGTATACCTATCGGGAAGAGATGGTTATGGATGCTGTGGAAAACTGTTTAAGAGCAATTAATAATTATAAGATTGAAACTGCTACAAGAACGGGTAATCCTAACGCATTCTCTTACTTTACCCAAATATGTTATTTTGCATTTATACGTAGAATAGCAAAAGAAAAGAAACAACAAGATATTAAATTCAGATTTATTGAAAAGATGGGTATAGAAGACTTTACTCAAATGGGTATGGATGAAGCTGGCGCAGCAGAAACCATGGCTTATGTAGATACACTAAGACAAAGAATTAGTCAAGTCAGAACAAAAGACGAAGCTATTAAAACCTTTGCTAAAAAAGAAAAAGAAAAGAAGAAGTTAGAACTCTTCATGGGATAATATATGAAAGTAGCTATACTAAACGACACTCACTGTGGTGTCAGAAATTCATCAGATATATTCTTACAATACCAAGGAAGATTTTACGAAGAGATATTCTTTCCGTATTTAAAAGAACATAACATAAAACACATTTTACATTTAGGTGATTACTATGAACATCGTAAGTTCGTTAACTTCAAAGCTCTTAACACGAATCGAAAACATTTCTTGGAACCCTTACGGGATGCTGGGATTACTATGGATATTATTCCTGGCAACCACGATGTTTATTTTAAGAACACAAACGAACTTTGCAGTTTAAAAGAACTACTAGGTTACTTTACATCAAACATTAATATTGTAATGAAACCCACAGTATTAGATTATGATGGGTTAGGTGTAGCAGTTATACCTTGGATTAATAATAGTAATTATGCAGAGTATACAAAGTTTGCTATGAACTGCGAAGCTGATATACTTGGTGCACACTTAGAACTAAAAGGGTTTGATCTAATGGCTGGTGTACCAAATCCACATGGTATGAATGCAGATATATTCTCTAGATTCGAAACAGTACTATCTGGGCATTTCCATACAAAATCTAGTAGAGATAATATACACTATCTTGGTTCACAAATGGAATTTACTTGGGCAGACGTTGACGATCCAAAGTACTTTCACGTGTTGGACACCGATACAAGAGAAATAGAAGCTGTTAGGAACCCGATAACGATTTTTAAAAAGTTTGTTTATGATGATGAAACCAGAGATTATAGTGATATAGATATAAGTGAGTTTGAAAAAAAGTTTGTAAAGATTATTGTACTAAACAAAAACGATCTTTACATGTTTGACAAATTCATAGATAAGTTACAATCGGTCGAAACCTATGAACTTAAGATTGCAGAAAACTTCGAAGAGTTCCTAGGTGATAGCGTACAGGATGATAAAGTTTCTTTGGAAGATACTACTGAGATGTTAGACTCCTATGTTGAAGCAGTAGATACAGATCTAGACAAAGAACATATAAAAGTGAAATTAAGAGAGCTATATACTGAGGCTCAGAACTTAGAGGTATTATGATAACATTTAAATCATGTTCGTGGAAAAATTTCTTATCCACGGGAAACGAAACTATTCAAATTGACTTACACAGATCACCAACAACATTAATCGTAGGACAAAACGGGTCCGGTAAATCCACATTACTAGATGCACTCTCGTTTGGTTTATTTGGTAAACCCCATAGGGATATTAAGAAAGACCAATTAATCAATTCAGTAAATGGTAAAGGTACAATTGTAGAAGTAGAGTTTGATATTGGTGGTAAAGGATTTAAAATAATAAGGGGTATAAAACCAAGTAAGTTTGAAATATATAAAGATGATAAGTTAATTAACCAGGCATCGAATGCAAGAGATTACCAAAAGTTTTTAGAACAGAATATATTAAAACTAAACCATAAATCGTTTCACCAAATAGTAGTATTAGGGTCTAGTTCTTTTATACCGTTTATGCAGCTTCCCGCGTGGTCGCGACGTGAAGTTATAGAAGACTTATTAGATATTAACATCTTTAGTAAGATGAACCAATTACTAAAAGAACGTAATGCGTTAATAAGAAATCAGTTAGTAGATATTGGTCATCAATTAGATCTTGTTAAAAGTAAAATGCAGGGTCAAGAGAAATATATAAAAGATCTACAATCTATAAATAAAGATCAGATAGACCAAAAGCGTAATTCAATTAAAACGCATAAATCAGATATAAACAAACTATTCGATGAATCTAAAACATTAGGAAAGAATTTGTCCGCAAGTATGAAATCAGAAGAGGATTCATACCAAAGACAAATGGACCAGATAGCTAATATCAAGTCCCACAATCTGCAACTAAATACACAGATTAAAACATTAGTTAAAGAAGCTAAGTTTTATGAAGATAATGATAGTTGCCCAACATGCGATCAGGCTATAGGACAAGATCTAAAGAGTGAAAAGATTGCATTTGTCAAAGTAAGTGCAGCGGAGGTACAATCTGAAAAAGAAGATTTACAAAGGAAACTTTCGGTCCTCAGTTCTACAACGACTGAGATTAATCAAAACCTTGATAAGCTTAGAGCTAAACAGAATAAGATTAATAGTAATAACGATCAGATCTCTTTACTCCAAAAAGAGATTGACAAGATACAGAAAGAAATTAATTCTTTATCAGGGCAAACCGGTGATGTTAAAGTTGCTAAGAAAGAGTTAACACAATTAAGATCTGATAAGGATGACTTAACAGAGGATAAGTTAGCCTACACAGAAGAAAGAACTTATAATGAAGTAATTGGGGAAATGCTTAAAGATACAGGTATTAAAACTAAAGTAGTTAAACAATACTTACCTGTTATGAATAGGTTAATAAACGAATATCTACAAGTGTTAGATTTCTTTGTAGCTTTCCATTTAGATGAAAACTTTAATGAAACAATTAGGTCAAGACACAGGGACACATTTAACTATGCATCCTTCTCGGAAGGTGAAAAACAAAGGATTGATTTGTCCCTGCTGTTTACTTGGAGACAAATAGCCAAGATGAAAAACAGTGCAGCAACCAATCTATTAGTTCTAGATGAAACCTTTGACTCCAGTCTAGATGTAGATGGTATAGAATGTCTAACCAAGATATTAAGTACATTGGACCAAGACTCAAATGTGTTTATTATATCCCACAAAGGTGATGTACTAGAAAACAAATTTAGGTCCAAAATAGAGTTCTACAAAGATAGAAACTTCAGTAAAATCAAATAGTTTCGTGACGTTTTCGTGAACTTTCGGGGGGACGGGGGTTCTCAAGGCCCCAAAAATTCGGTATAATAGCCTCGTATATTTTAAAAAAGGAGTCAATATGAATTATACCGCAATATCAAAATCCCCAGATGGATTCGCTCACGTTAACCAAGATGCTGTTATTAAAGCAGTTAAAGAATTAGGATATAGATTAAATCCTGTACAAGGATCAGATTCTAAATTCTGGATTACTGGTCAAGAGATTAAAGGCAAACTTTATGATCTTATCGATGGTCCAAAATACTATCAGTTAGTTATAGAGAGATTTGATTTCGGTATTCAAGCTAGAGGAGATCTTAACGCTTGGCAAATGGCTGGACAAATTAAAGACGAATTGAAAAAAAGTTCATAAAGGGGGTTTACATTATACTAAGAATACGGTATAATGGTCCCTGTATTTAAAAATTAAGGAGTTTAAATTGCACAATAAAACAATCGCTAAATTACTAAGTAAAGAGAATATCTCTATACAACATGGTAATTACCAAACTGCTTGGTTCGATGTTAAGAATAGAGTACTTGGTCTTCCAGCATGGAAGGAAATGCCAAAAGATACTTACGATCTTTTTATCGGTCACGAAGTTGGTCACGCACTCTATACACCTTATGAAGGTTGGCATGACAGTCCAGAAAAAATCGAAGGTGTACCTAGATCCTATATGAATGTTATAGAAGACGCACGTATAGAAAGGTTCGTACAAAAAGATTACCCAGGTTTAGTTGGTCCTTTCAAAAGAGGATATAAAAATTTATTAGAACAAGGCTTCTTTTCCGACCTAACAAATATCAATTGGAACGAAGTTAAACTTATTGATAAGATAAATATAAAGGCAAAACTTGGTGACCTATCCAACGTACCTTTCACTAAAGAAGAAATGGTATTCTTTAAACGTGCTATGTCAAATTCTACATTCGATGAAGTTGTTCAACTCTGTAGAGACATATTGGCTTGGACTCAGGAAAACCAAGAAGAATTATTAACACAGCCTGAACAAGAAGAAGGCGACATCAAAATACCTGAGGGAGAAGACGAAGGTCCTTCTATGGGTCATGATGATTATTTGGAGAATGGCAATGAAGAAGAAAAATCAGAAAAAGCTGAGTCGTCTTCAAGCGAAGATGATACTGAGACAACAGAGACAGAAAAGGGAACAGAGGGAACAGATCAATCAGATGATAGAGAACCAGAAGAAGAATCTAACTCTGAAAAAGCTGTTAACGGCGATCCAGACCAATCTATCACAGACAATATCTTTCGTGAAGCAGAAAAGAGTATAATAGACCAAGACGAAAGAGGTTATCAAACTGTTTACATGAGAGAACCTAGCAAAAAGGTTCGTGCACAAATTATTAAATCTTTTAAACAACTAGAACAAGATAGAGCTAAGTCAAGAAAATATTGGGATGATATGGAAAGAGATGACCAAGATAAAGCTTACGCCCACTTTGAAAACCAATTACCATCTTACTTAACACAAGTTAAGAAATCTACTAACTTTGCAGTTAAAGAATTCGAAATGAGAAAGGCAGCTTACCAATGGCAAAGAGCAACAACTGCTAAATCTGGTTCTTTGGACGTAAATAAAGTACACGCTTATAAGTACAGCGAAGACATATTTGCTAAGGTCACACAATTAGCAGATGCCAAAAACCATGGTATGATATTACTTGTAGACTATTCAGGTTCAATGGCTGGTACATTACACAATGTTATAGACCAAGTTATTCATTTAGTTACATTCTGCAAAACAGTTAATATACCTTTCGAGGTTTATGCTTTCACTACTGGCAACCGTGTTAGAAATCAAATAGATGGTGAAATCGATATGAGTGACGTACATCTTACACAATTAATTGGTTCTAGTCTAAACAAAAAAGATTATGACTCTGCTATCAAAGGTCTTTTCTTAAGAAAGTGTGCAAACGAAAACAGAAACAAAAACAACTATTGGGACAAAGATTACGATCCAGATCTTCCAACCTTAAATGAATATTCAGTTACTGGTAAATGCGAAGAGTATGGTTCTACACCACTAAACGATGCTTTGGTCTTATCGCATAAACTAATCAAAGAATTTAAAAACAAGAACGCAATTCAGAAAATGAATTTGGTCGTTCTTTCAGATGGGGATTCAAACGGTATGAACTCATACAAAGATTATGATATGAACATTAAACGTGCAGACGAATCACGTTGGTCTGGTATTAGTATCGAAGTTGATGGGAAAATTATAAAACAAAAAGACGTTTATGGAAGTCGTAGAGGTATGACTACAATGTTATTAGACAACATAAGAAAAAGATATGGCGTTAGAACACTTTGCTTCTTTGTTTCAAATGACCATCACCAATGGAAACATAAGCTTCAAGATTGTGAACAGTATGATATGAAAGAAGCAAACAAAGAATATAGAAAACATAAATGTGTTACATTTAAAAATAAACTTGGATATGATGAGTTCTACTGTGTAAAAGGTGGATCCCAATTATCAGCACAAGAAGATGAATTCGAGGTAGGTGAGGACGCTTCAACCGCTAAAATAAGAACAGCGTTTAAGAAGTTTGCTTCATCTAAGAAGAATAACAAAACCCTTCTAAGTAACTTTGGAAAGGCGGTAGCTTAATGAAAAAAGTTTCATTTAGGGGGTTTACAAATGGTCTATTATACGGTATAATGGTCCCTATAATAAATTAATAAGGAGTTAAATATATTATGAATGATTTGAAAAGATCCACACAAGTTATCCTGGAAGAACTTGTAAAACAATATCCAGACAACACTGAGTTCAAAACTCAAATGATAGAAACCACTGCTAAAAATCTTGGCTATAAAAAGTCAGATTACACACCTTTGTGTGATGGCCAATACAGATCTAGGATCGGTTGGTACAATCTTGCACATTTGGTCGAACCAATAAGAAAGGCTAACGTCGTAGACTTACCTTCTGCAAGAGTTGGTATGGCACCACAATCAGTGGTTAACAAAGAAAGAACATTTGCAGAGGTCGATCCAACATTCGTACCTTGGGGTTCTTATACAGATATAATGAAAGTTATTAAATCTGAAATGTTTTATCCAGTTTACGTATCTGGTTTATCAGGTAATGGTAAAACGTTTATGGTCGAACAAGCTGCTGCTAAACTCAATAGAGAATTTATCAGAGTCCAAATTAATCCTGAAACCGACGAAGATGATTTGTTAGGTGGATTTAGATTAGTAGATGGTGAAACAGTATTCGCCAAAGGTCCTGTACTAAAAGCTATGGAGAACGGAGCTATTCTACTCTTAGACGAAATCGATAGAGCTACAAACAAGATTATGTGTTTACAAGGTATACTAGAAGGCAAACCAGTCCTAGTTAAAAAGACCGGCGAAGTTGTTAAACCAGCAAAAGGTTTCAATGTTATCGCAACTGCAAACACTAAAGGTAAAGGTTCAGAAGATGGAAGATTTACCGCAGCTACTATTATCGACGAAGCTTTCTTAGAAAGGTTTACTATTTCAATAGATCAAAAATTTGCTTCACCTTCAATCGAAAAGAAAATCCTAAACAAACACATGGATAAATTCGGTGCTGAAGATAGTGAATTCGTAGATAGACTTATTGATTGGGCTGATATTATCAGAAAGACTTTTTATGATGATGGTGTAGATGAAGTTATATCTACAAGAAGGCTTTGCCACATTGTACAAACATTCTCTATCTTTCAAGACAGAATGAAAGCTATTGACCTTTGTATTGCTAGATTCGATGATGATACAAAAGAGGCTTTCTTAGATCTCTATTCCAAAGTGGATGCGGGTGTAAACTTTGACCAAGAAGATGGGGATTTACATTCCGATGAAAATACGGTATAATGGGGGATATGAAAAAAATTAATTATAAGTTTAATGAAGGCGAGCTTGTTCAAGAGCTCGCTGATTATATTAATAAAACCTATGGTTCGCACTACAGCAAAAACAAGTTTCAGTCTACTGAATTTATTGTTGACTGCGGTCATGGTACGGGTTTTGCAATAGGAAACATATTGAAATACGCACAGAGATACGGACGCAAGGGCACGCACGCCGACGCGCGAAAGGATCTTATGAAAGTATTACATTATGCAATCATTGCACTATCCATTCACGATACGGAGAATAATGATGCAAGTGAGTAATGAAACAATCGAGGTTTTAAAGAACTTCGCAGGGATTAATCCTAATATAGTTATTAGTCCTGGACAAAAACTAAAGACAATATCTGAAGCCAAAAACATTATGGCCCAAGCAGATATTACAGAGGACTTTCCATTAGAATTTGGAATCTATGATTTAAACGAATTCTTATCAGTCCTAACATTAGTGGATAACCCACAATTAGACTTTGATGAAAGCTTTGTCAAAGTAACAAATGGTGGATTAAATGTTAAATACTTTTATTCAGAAAAAGAGATATTAACTACACCACAAAAAGATATTAATATGCCAGATTGTGAGGTTGGTGTTAACATTCCTTTAACACAAATAGATCAAATCAAAAAAGCCGCAGCGGTTCTTGGACATGCAGAATTAGTTATCAAAGGTGATAATGGAAGAGTAACTGCAGAGGTTTATGATACACAAGATAGCACATCTAACACATTTAGTTTATTATTAGATGAAGATAATGAATGCAAAGAAACATTTAGCTTTATATTTAACATACCAAATCTAAAACTTATGGGTGGTGATTACTATGTTAACATCAGCTCTAAATTAATATCACATTGGACAAACTCCGATTATCCTATAAATTATTTTATAGCTTTAGAGAAAGGATCGAGTTTTGGCGTATAAATACTATATGCTAGAAAATTCTCATTTATATAATGGGGATATAGGTGGAGATGCCGGATGGTCCGGGTCTCTTAATTATAGTCTACTTGCAAGGAGAAAACTATGACAGAAGAAGTAAAAGCAGCTACTGACGAGCAAGCTGGAGTCAATCTTTCCCTACAAGACATTGCAACGTGTGTACAGATTATCGACATCTGTTCAAGGCGTGGTGGTTTTGAAGGACAAGAATTGGAAACAGTCGGCGGTTTAAGAAACAGAATTGTTACTTTCTTAAACGAAAACGCTAAGCAATCAGGTCAAGAAGTACCAGAAGGTTCTGTACCTGAAGTTGAAGAAGCTAGTTCAGACGATAGCTAAAACTAGAGGGGTGAAATTCCCCTCTTATTATTATGGAGCACGTGAATGCAAGAATTTCTATGGGTCGAAAAGTACAGACCAACAACAATCAACAATTGTATATTACCTAAAAATATTAAATCAACTTTCGAAGATATTGTTAACGGAGGTGAACTACACAATATGCTTCTCACCGGAACACCCGGTACAGGTAAAACAACAATTGCAAAAGCTTTATGCAATGAATTAGGTTTAGATTACCTACTAATCAACGGTTCAGAAGAATCCGGAATTGATACACTAAGAACAAAGATAAAACAATTTGCTTCAAGCATATCTCTTTCGGGTGGGTACAAGGTGGTTATACTAGATGAGGCAGATTATCTAAACCCCCAATCCACCCAACCTGCTCTTAGAGCATTTATAGAAGAGTTTAGTGCTAATTGCAGATTTATCTTAACCTGTAATTTTAGAAATAGAATTATAGAACCTTTACATTCCAGATGTGCGGTCGTAGAGTTTAACATTCCTAAAAAGGATATGCCAACTCTATGCGAACAATTCATGGTTAGATGTAAAACCATCTTAGATAGTGAAGGTATCTCTTATGAGGAACCAGTTCTTGCCGAACTAATTATGAAACACATGCCAGATTGGCGTAGGGTGTTAAACGAATTACAAAGGTATGGAACTTCAGGTAATATAGATACTGGTATACTTGTTCAAATATCTGATATATCATTATTAGATCTAATGGAACATCTTAAGACTAAAAACTTTAGGCTTATGAGACAATGGGTTACAGATAATATGGATAGCGAACCAGCTGCCATATTTAGAAAGATATATGACTCTATGGGTGAATATGTAGAGCCATCTAGTATACCACAGGTTGTTCTAATCTTGGCGGATTATCAATATAAGAATGCGTTCGCCGCAGATCATGAACTAAATTTAGTAGCATGTTTAACAGAACTAATGACACAGGTAAAGTTTAAATGAAACAAGACGACAAAACAATATACGAACACAATGTGAAAGAGCTTCAAGGACAATTAGTCGAAGCTCATAAAAGGATTGCTGAACTAAACGATATAATCAATAAACAGCAAGCCCAGTTAAGTTATTATAAAAATGAATCCATTTGAATATGTAAAAGCAATCAATAACACCAAGAAAGACATAATGGTGGATGATATTGCAGAGAAAGAATATAATGCCTTTATGGTAAATAGATCTTTATCCAATTTTCAGGATACAGTGCTATACGCTAATCTAATGAACGTAAATCATCATGTAGATGCGCGTCTTCAATTCGATTTTTTTATAAATACTATTAGAAAGAAAAATAGATTTTCTAAATGGCTTAAGCCGTTAAATTATGAGAATCTAGATGTTATAAAAGAATATTATGGATATAGCGATGAAAAAGCTAAATCCGTTTTATCATTATTGAGCAATAAACAGATTGAAGAATTGAAAAAAAGGATTTATAAAGGTGGAAGAACAAAAAACATATAACGATTGGTCACCAGATTCAATGTTAGAGATAACACTGAGTGAACCAGATGACTTTTTAAAAGTCAGGGAAACGCTAACACGAATAGGTGTAGCGTCACGAAAGGACAATAAACTATTTCAGTCTTGTCATATCTTACATAAACAAGGCAGATATTTTATAGTACATTTTAAAGAATTATTTCTCTTAGATGGTAAACCAAGCAATCTATTAGAAAATGATATACAGCGTAGGAATACAATTGCTACTCTGTTAGCTGATTGGGGATTAATAAGTATATTAAAACCTGAGTCCGCGAAGGATGTAGCCCCACTACGTCAGATTAAGGTAATACCTTATAAAGACAAACACATGTGGGAATTATGTCCAAAATATAATATTGGAAATAGTCAAACTAAAGACTAGTCCGGTATAAATATAATAAGGTACGCCGATGGTCGGGTACCAATAACCTTGCTATTTAATAGGAGGAAATAAAAATGGTAAGAAATACTTTGAACGTTCCACGTTCACTTTTTGTAGGCTTTGAAGGCCTTTTTGATGAGTTAGAAAGAATTCATTCTTCTGCTCGATCCGGTACGGATAACTATCCACCCCACAACATAGTCAAAATTGATGATGAGAAATTTCTCATTGAGATGGCTTTAGCGGGATTCAAAAGAGATGCAGTTTCTGTTGAAGTCAAGGATGGAATCCTAAAGGTAAAAGGCGAAATGCCAAAAGATGATGAACGCCAATATGCGTATAAAGGGATTTCATCCCGCAAATTCGAGAAGAGCTTCCGACTCTCTGAATTTGTCGTAATAGATGGTGCTGACTTCGAGGATGGTATATTAGTAGTGTATGCTAGAGTAGAACTCCCTGAAGAAAGGCGTCCGAGGAAGATCGACATTGGATCTGCTGGGGCATCAACGAAGAAGTCTTATAAACTATAAGAGCAATTAGCGAAACCCAGTAGGTAAGTTAATTTACAGACTGGGAGATTGTAATGGGCTATTTAAGAAAGCACAAACAAGATATCAGATCCGCTGCCGAATTTGCCTTAGTGATAGGCCTCACCCTCGGGTGTGCACCTGCACTAATGTGGTTGGCCGGATTAAGTTATCTTTAACAAAGTAACCCTCTAAGCAATTAGGGGGTTTACTTTCCTTTAATATTATGGTATAATGAACCTATGAATTTTTACACAAATGTATCTCGTTATGGCAATATGCTACTATATCGTGGCGTAGAAAATGGCAAACGTGTACAAAAGAAAATCAAATACAAACCTACACTTTTCGTAGGTACAAACAAAGCAACCAAATGGAAATCTCTCGATGGGGTTCCAGTTGCTCCTGTCCAGTTCGAATCTATGCGTGATGCTAAGAATTGGATTCAGGAAAACCAACACGTTGCAGGCAGATACATCTTTGGTAATACTAGATACCAATCCTGTCTTATCAACGATTTGTTTCCTGGGCATATACAGTTCGATAGAAACCTAATCAACGTAACCACTATCGATATAGAAGTCCAGTCAGACGATGGCTTCCCAGAACCTGGCGAAGCACTTAAACAGGTTACGGCAATCACAATCAAAAACAATATTGACAATACATATTACGTTTGGGGGTTAGGCGACTACGATGTAGAAAAATCATATATGAAAACTAATCGTGTGGTCTATAAAAATTGTCCCACCGAAAAAGATCTATTAGTATCTTTCATAGACCACTGGTCAACCCCGTCTAATACCCCAGACATCGTTACTGGATGGAACTCTAAGTTCTTCGATATACCTTATTTGGTCAATCGTATACGCAGAGTGTTCGGTCCAGATCTTGGCGAAGAGAACATTAAAAAGCTTTCCCCTTGGGGCATGGTCGAACGAAGAGAAGCTCGCATCGCATATAAATCTATGAACCGCGATGAAACGTATGAATTCCAGGGTATAACCCAAATGGATTATATGGAAGTATTCAAAAAGTTTGGCTATGCCTACGGTCAACAAGAATCATATTCCCTTAATAATATTGCTCACGTTGTACTAGACGAAGCTAAACTATCTTACGAAGAACACGGTTCTTTATTCAACCTATACAAAAACGACTTCCAAAAGTTTATTGACTATAACATAAAAGACGTAGAACTTGTAGATAGGTTCGAAGATAAAATGGGTCTAATTACTTTGGCCCTAACTATAGCTTACAAAGGTGGTGTTAACTATCAAGACGTATTTGGTACTACTGCAATATGGGACACAATCATTTACAGGGATTTGTATTCAGATAACGTTGTGGTTCCGTTTCCAAAAGACCAAGAGAAAGGTGATTACCCAGGTGGTTATGTAAAAGAACCCCAAGTTGGTATGCATGACCACGTAGTTAGTTTCGATCTTAATTCACTATATCCTTCTTTGATTATGCAATACAATATGTCACCAGAGACTATTGCTAACGGAGAAATGGTTAATGTTAATGTAGATAGTATGCTAGAAGGTAATCAAAACGTGTACAAAGATGGTATGGGTCTTTGTGCAAATGGCCAATACTTCCATACAACCAAACAAGGTGTACTTCCTAAGATCATCGAAGAAATGTACGGTGAAAGAGTTGGTGTTAAGAAGGACATGTTAAAGTCACAGAAAGAATTGCAGAAGGTTGATAGCAATGACAAACAAGAAACGTACCGTATACAACGTGATATATCAATCGCGGAGAATAGGCAAATGGCAATTAAGATTCTTCTTAATAGTTTATATGGTGCTTTGGGTAATCGTTATTTTAGATTCTTCGACCAAAGAGTTGCAGAAGCCATTACCCTATCCGGGCAGCTCATCATCAGATGGGGAGAGAACGCAATTAATCAATACCTAAATAACCTACTTAAGACTGACAAAGACTACGTATTAGCAATCGATACAGATTCTTTATATATTGGATTAGGTCCATTAGTAGAAAAGTTCGGTCCAGCTAATCCTATAGACTTCTTGGATAATGTTTGTAAAGAACTAGAAAATGTATTTGTAGAATCCTATGAAACATTGTTCCAAAGATATGGTGGAATAGAAAACAAAATGGTTATGGGCAGAGAGGTTATTGCAGATAGAGGGATATACCTAGCTAAGAAAAGATATATTCTAAATGTTGTAGACAACGAAGGTGTTAGGTACAAAGTTCCAAAGATTAAAACAACTGGCGTAGAAGCCAACAAAAGTTCTACACCCGAAGTTTGCAGAGAGGCACTAAAAGAAATCTTTAAAGTTATTATTGCTTCAGACGAAGAAACAGTACAGAAAGCAATCAAACAATTCAAAGAACATTTCTTTAGTCTTCCCCCGCACGAGGTCGCGTTCCCGCGTGGCGCGAACAATATAACTGGTTTCCAAGACGTAGTCACATGGAAGAACCAAGCAGGAGATACGGTCAAGAACTACACATACAAGAAAGGTACACCGATCCATGTTCGTGGTGCATTACTTTACAATTGGCGTAGAAAAGAATTAGCTCTTAAGAATTATCCAGAACTAAGAAATGGTGACAAACTAAAATTTGTTTACCTACGTATGCCAAACCCAGTCAAAGAAAATGTAATTGCATTTCCAGATTACTTACCGCAAGAATTTGGTATACATAACTATGTAGATTATGAAATGCAATTCCAAAAAACATTCCTAGATGCAATTAAACCGATATTGGATTCTATAGGTTGGAACGCAGAACCAGTTAGTACATTGGAGGATTTCTTTGGATAGAGTAATGACCACATTGAGAAAGGTAATCTACGTTGGCACTGAGCCAGGTAACTTTCCACCTAGTAAATCACCAACTATTAAAAGAATAACTAAATGGTCAGATAGAGCTGGTTTATTAAATTGGTCCTGGACTAATATGTCGGATCCCGAACATTTAGAGAAGATAAAAGGGTGTAAGGTTATTGCAATGGGAAATGATGTTGCAAAACACTTTACTAAATATAATATAGAACATTTAAAAGTTCCACACCCCAGCGGACTTAACCGTATGTGGAACGATCCTGAACTTGAGCCTAAGGTGATAGAGGAAATTAGGGGATTTACAAACTCATGAAACTATGGTATAATGGAGACCAATTATGAAAATTAAATTGCTTAGATTAGTGTCCGGCGAAGAAATCATTGCTGAGATTACTAATTCAACCGAAGATAGTTATCAAATAAAAGATGCTATTGTTATGATACCAGCTGGAGAAGGTAAACTAGGATTTATGCCTTGGATGCCTTACACAAAAGCTGCGGACGGGGTATCAGTCAGAAAACAAGATGTTATGTTTACGATTGACCCAATAGAAGATTTAGTAGATCAATTTAGAACTGCTAGGTCTGGAATAGAAACACCACCAAAAGGAATCATTACAGGATGAGAAACTATAATAACTGGGTGAGAGATATAGAAGCCATGCAGGATAAGTATGGTATTAAAGATTGGATGGAAGATCCTGCAAATAAGGATAAGCTAAAAGACTTTATGGCATTTCGAATAGAATTCCTAAAAGAAGAATTCGAAGAAACAATCCAGGCTTTCAAAGATAAAGACCCAGAAGAGTTAATAGATGGACACATTGATTTATGTGTTATTGCTATTGGAACGCTATTGGCGTTCGGTGTTGATGCCCAAGAAGCTTGGGACAGAGTACACAAAGCTAATATGGCCAAAGAGGTTGGTGTCAAACCTGGCAGACCAAACCCACTTGGATTACCAGATTTAGTTAAACCAGAAGGTTGGGAATCACCTTCACATTCGGGACTATATGGAAATCTCACTGACAATATTTGATTCGATATACGATAATAAAACCGCAAAAAGAATGAACTATGATTCTTTCGAAGAGTTTGAAACAGTGCTCTATAGATTAGCTGATTCTAAAAAGTATCTAAAAAAACAAGATGCACCATTAATTAGTCCTGCGGTTTATAAACCAGATACAACTCGCGCTAACGATAACGTTGTCGCATGGGGTGGTTTCGGTATATTAAATGTTGATGATTTTAAAGGTGATATAAAAGATATAGAAAAAAAATATGAAGCTTATAAGTACATTTGTTATAGCACTGCAAGTTCTACTACTGATAACCCTAAGTTCAGGCTTGTGTTTCCTCTTACTGAATGGGTTAATGCTGATTCTATCAAGCATTTTTGGTACGCATTAAATAAAGAGATTGGTGATATAGCCGATGCACAAACAAAAGATTTGTCCCGTATGTATTATGTTCCTTCATCATATCAAAATTCATTTAACTTTATATTCTCCCATGATGGTGATATAATGGATCCAAATGAACTTATGAAGAAACATAGATATGTAGTTCCACAACAAAGTTTCTATGAACGATTACCCGATGCAATTAAAAAAGGTTTAATGGAACACCGTAAATCCCAATTAACAAATACTAATATATCTTGGACAGGATATAAAGATTGTCCGTTTGTAAATCAAAAGAAAGTAGAAGATTATAAAGGATTAACTGAAGGTTGGTATTATGCAATGTATCAATTAATGGTTAGTATAGCTGGAAATGCTATTGGTCAAGGTTATCCTATAACTGCAAAAGAAATAGAATATCTTATTAGAGATTTAGATTCTGAAACTGGTAATTGGTATTTAAAACGTCCAATTGATAAAGAAGCAGAACGTGCTATTGAATTTGTATACAGGAAAAATATATGACAAAAAATAAATACATGAATAAAGAATACAAATCATTTTTAATGGGAATGCTTTTTGGTGCATTTCTTATGTTTGTATTACTATTACCAACCAATGCGTATGGATACGACGAAAACAATGATAGGTTTTGTTTAGCACAAAACATATACTTTGAAGCGGGAAACCAACCATTTGCTGGGAGGTATGCAGTAGGAAATGTAACTATGAATCGTGTAGAAGATTTACAATTCCCTAACACAGTATGTGATGTGGTTTATCAAGCCAAAGAATATAAATTATCTTGGACTGGAGAAACTATTCCAGCAAGAGGTATGTGCCAATTTAGTTGGTATTGTGACGGAAAGAGTGACGAACCAAAAGATAGTAAAACATGGATAGAGTCAATACGTATAGCAGATATGATATTAAATGAACCAACAATTGATGTGACATCTGGAGCTTTATGGTATCATGCAGATTACATACGACCATATTGGGCAGATCATTTAAAGTATGTTATCACAATCGAAGATCATATCTTCTATAAATAGAATTAGAGGAAATAAATATGCCAAGAAAAAAGAAAAGTGTTAAAGTAGCAAAGACCAAAGATGCGGTAATACCACAATCAGAAACAACTACAGTCACAAAGGTTAAAAGCATTCCTGATAAACAAGATGAGCTTGAATTTTTAGGTGAATGGTTAGCAAAAGAATATTTGTCTATTGAATTGAATTACGATCCTTTAGAAGAACACCACATAACAAGAAATAATAAACTACAATCTTGCGATGGAAAAGATCCAAATGGAAGAACAGTAGAGGTTAGAACTAAGAAAAGATCTAATACTAATTTCGTATTAACTAAAGATGATTTAGAATCATTTAATAATGCAGAAAGATGTATTATATGTGAATATGGAGATTCTAATACCATTGGAATGTGGGAGATTTTAGATAGAGAAGTTGTAGAGAAGAACAAACAAATTAGACTTCCTATTAAACAATTACAATTATTGCTCTCCTTCGATAACGAAGAATTTGCAAACAAGATGAGAGCTAAGGGGTAAACATGTACGAATATATGGCAACAATAACAAGAGTAGTTGATGGAGATACAGCTAAGGTAGATATAGATCTAGGGTTTGGTATGTCTTACAAAAATCAAACTGTAAGATTTTATGGTATTGATACAGAAGAATCCAGAACAAGAGACCTTACAGAAAAATGGTATGGAAAGTTAGCTGCACAATATGTGAAAGATAGATTGATTGTAGGAGAGAAATATAAAATGACTACATCAATTAGTAAAGGAAAGTTCGGAAGAATATTAGGAACTTTCTATTGTGAAGATGAAAATGGTGAATATAACCTTAATGAAAGAATGGTCGAAATGAGTCATGCAGTTGCATATCACGGTCAATCTAAAGAAGAAATCCAGGAAGGACATATCGCTAATAGACAAAGATTAGCACAAAGGGGTTTACAACCAGACTAAACTATGATATAATATACATTATGAATTTAATTGAAACCTTTGGAATAAATATAGAAACAACTTTTACAATAGATGACTTAAACCAAGAAAGCTTAGATTGGGTTGAGTCTGAAGCTTCCCGATTCGCATCAGACGTAATCGACAATGAAGCAAGTCGCTATTCATTAACAGGAAAACCTAGATCCTACGATGAAATCAAAAGAGACGCAACGCACGGTTTAGTCGCAGAAGCCTATCTTATGGAACACTGCGGTTATACCAACAACCCTAGAAAGTGGCATGACCTTATTACTCAGGCAGGTATAGAAACTGAAATAAAAACCTATAATGGATATAGCGAAGTTACAAGGTTTAATCAGATCCTAAAACTTGAAAGAAGAAAAACTAAATACCCACATGTTCTTATGTTTAAAAGACTTGATGGTGTATATACGTTTGACTCTTATTGGACACATAATGATGATAAAAAAGTATATGATGCAATCATTGAAACCGGTACTACACACTAATGAACCACGAAGACTACTTACCTCTTTCACTCTTATTAATTTTATTAATGGTATTGATTTACGGACCATTAATAAGATCTATAATTTATTAAGCCCTAGGGGTTTACTTTTATTTAAAACTACGGTATAATGGAGATATTATGAAACCTTTAAATATATTAAAAACAGCTGCCGATCTTATTGTTAAGAAAGGCAATGACTATCAGAATCCTAAATCTAGGATCAAACAAGCAGACTACTATCCAAATGGTGCACAAACTATTTTAGATATTATGACTGGTAAAGTTAATCGTATGCACTCTGTATTAGATGCTATGAAAGACGATGAAAACTATGTAGAAAATTTCGAATCACTTCATGATTCAGCTATCGACCTAATTAACTATGCTGCTTTCTTTTCAGCGTATTTAGACCACGATATAGATGGCCAAGATTCAAGTCGTGATATATTCAATCGGGTGAAAGATGAATCTTAAAGAAGGCTTATATAAATTACGTAAAGACCTTTTAGAAAAAGGTTATGAAATAGATACCGAAAGGTGGCAAGGTGCTACAGAACATCCCACGTTCTTAGAAATATTACATGCAGATATGCAAGCAGAAATGTACAATGATCCACAAGAAGCTAGTACAGAATTAGGTGCAGCACAACCTTGGGCAGACGAACACTTTGAAGAACGTGTTGGGGGTATACCTTGTAACCCACCACCAAGTCATGTACACTGGTTAAAAGATACAGACAAATATCTAATGGATGAAGCATTCTCTCATTCATATCCAGAACGTATGTGGCAAGATACAGAACAAATGGGTGTTAGATTTAATATAGCTAATCTAAATACCGCAGTAGAATTACTAAAGAAAGAACCAACAACAAGACAATGTTATATTCCTATTTGGTTTCCTGAAGATGGTACGGCCGCTCTCGCGGGCGAACGCGTTCCGTGCACGTTCGGGTGGCACTTTATGATTAGACATGGAAAACTACATTGTGCTTATCACATGCGTTCTTGCGACGTTATGCGACATCTACATAATGACTTATACTTTGCTAATTGTTTGGCCTTATGGTTAATAGAACAAGCAGATCTAGATGTAGTACCAGGAACAATACACTTTAGTGCTAGCTCTCTACATTGTTTTGTAGTAGATAAATATTCTTTAAATCAATTTGTAAACGGATAATGTGCGGATTTTTAATACATAAACATAATACACCTAACAAGGAATTAACAGAACAAATCATGGAAGGAATGGCCTATCGCGGTCTTCCTGGATATTCTAATTATAAACATTGGAAAGGTTATGACATGGCTCATACATCTTTACCAATGGTCTGTAAAGACAAAGAAAAATCTATTCAACCAATACAAAATCATAGGTGGGAATCTCCATCAATGTTTGTTGGTGAAATATTTAATTGGGAAGACTTTGGTGAAGATTTCGATCACGACGGTCACATGTTACATTCACTATATAAAGAAATGGAAGACGATGATCTATTCCATCACTTCGATGGGTTCTGGTCCTTTATTACTTTTGTAGAAGATAAACCAATAGTCTATACAGATTTCTTAGGTATTAAACCTGTATATTATAGAACAGATGTAGAAGCTATTGCATCAGAACCAAACGCACTGATGGGTCTTGGTACTATTACACCTGATTACCTATATCTTTCTAATGTTATGAAATGGGGTTATGATTATACTGGTGCTACACCGTGGAACGAAATTAAACAATTAAAACCTGGCCATTATTTGTATGAGGGTCAAGAAGTAAGATACTATGATTGGACAAAGGTTCCTTGTCATAATCTAAGAGATGATTTAAGTCAAGCAGTTATTAATCGTTTAGGTGGATTTAGAGAGGCAGCTATATTACTTAGTGGTGGTTTAGATTCTACAATCATACATGGATTAATCAAAGAACAAGGTTTGGATATAACACCAATACATGTTAGTAATCACGAAAAAGATTTCGCGTCCTTAGTCTGTAAAGATGTCGTAGAGGTTTCATTAGATTCTATTACAGATAGGGACGCAATCTCTATACACCAAACTCCTGTTGACCTTGGTTCAGTTAAACCACAAATAGCTATGGGAGAACAGTTAAAAGAATTGGGATTTCATAATGTTCTAACAGGAGATGGCGCAGACGAATTATTTGGTGGTTATCGAAGAGCAAAAGAATACGATAGCCAATATTCAGATGTGTTTTGTGAATTGCCATATTATCATTTACCAAAACTAGATAGAACTATGATGTGGTCTACAGTGGAACTACGTGCTCCATTCTTAGCACCATCAGTTATATGTCATGGATTAAATACACCTTATTCAGAAAGACAAGGTGAAAAGAAAAGATTAAAAGAAGTATTTGCAGATCTAGTACCAAGTAAGATATTGGAAAGAGATAAGCATCCACTTAAAACTGATTCAATTAGGTATGAACCAATGAGACAAAGACAAATCAATAATACACTATGGAGAGACATGTATGGGTTCTAAAAAGTATGACCACAGATATTTAGAGTTAGCTAAGTTCTTTTCTACTTGGTCTAAAGACCCTAGCACACAAATAGGTGCAGTAGCTATAGGATCAAAAGGTCAAGTATTGGCACAAGGTTATAATGGGTTTCCTAGAAAGGTAAATGAATCAGATGAACGTTATACTAATAGAGAAACAAAATACAAATATGTAGTTCATGCAGAAATGAATTGCATATACAACGCATCTTATAATGGTGCTAAGTTAGATGGTGCAACTATGTACGTATATGGATTACCAGTTTGTCACGAATGTGCAAAAGCTATTATCCAAGTAGGAATTACACGTGTGGTTGTACCAATTATAGATTTACCAGAAAGGTGGAAAGAATCCACCGACCTAACAATGACAATGTTTGAAGAAGCAGGGGTCGAATATGAATTCATTTAGGGGGTTTACTTTTATTAAGTTTTATGGTATAATAGGCCTTGCAAAAACAATTATGGAGAAAATAAATGTATGGAATAAATGATGTATTTCCTGGCTTTGCTATGAATATAGTTAAACCTCATGGAAATGAAATGACAAGTATGACAGAAGAAGATCTTTTTGGAGAATGGTCTGTCGTATACTTTTATCCAAAAGACTTTACTTTTATTTGTCCTACAGAAATAGCTGCAATGGATATTGTAGAAAAAGAATGTGATGTTCTAGGTATATCTGGAGACAATGAATTTTGTAAAGCCGCTTGGAAAGAGGTTAATGGATTAATAAGAGATATTAATCATCCACTTGGTGCAGACTGTGGACTACTATTAGCTTCTGAATTAGGTATTGTAGATATAGATGAACAAGTTGCTTTAAGAGCTACATTCATTCTAGACCCTGATAATATTATAAAACATGTGAGTGTAAATGCTTTGGACACAGGAAGAAACGCTGATGAGATCCTTAGAACATTACAAGCACTTAAAGCTGGTGGGCTAACTGGATGCAGTTGGAACCCAGGGGAGGAGTTCGTTGCCTAGTGTAGATCTAAGACCAAGGAAACGTCATCCCAAAGATAAGCGTCCGGCTAAACCAATGCCTTTCGATGTTGCATTACGTAAGTTTAAAAAGCAATGTGAAAAAGCTGGTATCGTGCAAGAAGTAAGACGTAGAGAGTATTACGAAAAGCCAAACCAGAAAAGGAAAAGAAAGAAAGCTGAAGGAATAGCACGCTGGAAAAAGAAAGAAAGATCAATGCAACTCAGACCAGAAAGGAGGTACTAATGGCTAGTTTAATGTCTAAATTACATAAGAATTCTAAGATTAAAATGTCTAACACTTTAGATAAATCAGAATTCTTTACAGATAAAAATGCAACCACCACATCCGTTCCAATGATAAACGTAGCTTTGTCAGGAGATATGGAAGGTGGATTATACTCCGGACTTACAGTTCTAGCTGGTCCGAGTAAACACTTTAAAACTTCTTTTGCCTTATTAATGGCATCAGATTATTTAAAAGAAAACGAAGATGCAGTCTTAATGTTTTATGATTCAGAGTTTGGTTCACCACAATCATACTTTGAAGCATTTGACATTGACACATCTAGAGTTTTACATACTCCTATAACTGATGTAGAACAACTTAAGTTCGATTTAGTTAGTCAACTAGATAATCTAGAGAAAGGAGATAAAGTCGTGATTATTATAGATTCGATTGGTAACTTAGCATCTAAGAAAGAATTAGAAGATGCACTAAGTGAAAAATCGGTCGCTGATATGTCACGTGCAAAGGCGCTAAAAGGTTTATTCAGAATGGTAACACCATATCTGAAAATGAAAGATATTCCTCTTTTAGCTGTTAACCATACCTATCAAGAGATGGGTTTATTCCCTAAAGCTATTGTTTCAGGTGGTACTGGAATATATTACTCTGCCGATAATATTTGGATTATTGGAAGACAACAACAGAAACAGGGAACACAAATAAAAGGATATAATTTTGTTATTAACGTCGAAAAATCAAGATTTGTTAAAGAAAAGTCTAAAGTCCCTATCTCAGTTTCTTGGGATGGTGGCATCGAAAAGTACAGCGGTCTTCTGGATGTTGCTCTTGCTGGTGGGTATGTTGCTAAGCCTAATGTTGGTTGGTACTCTAAAGTTGATAAGTCTACTGGGGAACTCTTGGATCCTAAAGTCAGAGAAAAAGATACTCTCAACAAAGAATTCTGGGACTCGATTTTTGAAGGAACAGACTTTAAAGAATTTGTCAAAGGCCACTACCAAATTGGATCAGTACCCTTATTAGATGTAGAACTAGATATAGAGACTGAAGATGGAAGTTAGTCACGCAGATTATCAACTCGTAGAATCTAATAACGTAGAATTTTATGGGGTCAAACTTCTTACAGGTAAGTGGAAAAATGTTACATACATATATGGTAAGGTTCAAATAAAAGAGTCTAAAGAACTAGACATAGCAACACTTTCATTTACTTACAACATTCAGGAATCAGCTGAATACGAAGAAGACGATCTCATAAATGATATTAACTTCCGTAATTATATAGGTGGAATCCTCCAACATATTATAGAGGATTCTTTAGATAATGGAGCACAGGTTGGAACAATCAAATCAAATACAGACACACATACTGAATCATCTAATTAATAACGAAGATTACTGTAGAAGAGTAATACCGTTTTTAAAGAAAGATTATTTTGAAGGCACACATAAAGTTGTGTTTGATCTTATTGTGGACTTTGTAGTTACACATAATAAGATACCTTCAGGTAAAGTTTTAGAAATGGAATTATCTAAGGTCGGTGCACCAGAAGATGTGCTAACCCAAGCCAATAATCTTATACAAGAAGTTAAAACTAAGTCTGATATAGATACAGACTATCTTATAAAAGAGTCTGAAAGCTGGTGTAAAGAGAGGGCAGTTTACAATGCAATTATGGAATCAATTCAAATTATTGATGGAAAAGATAAAGAGCGAGGAGATGGAGCTATTCCGGACATACTCAGTAATGCTCTTGGGGTTAGTTTTGATCCTAATATTGGACACGATTATATAGACAATTCTGATAAGAGATTTGATTTCTATAATACAGAAGAGTCAAGAATACCATTTGATTTAGATTACTTTAACAAAATAACGAAAGGCGGTTTACCGAACAAAACCTTGAATATAGCCATGGCAGGTACCGGTGTAGGTAAATCGCTTTTCATGTGCCATTGCGCAGCTTCTAATCTTTCTTTAGGAAACAACGTCCTATACATTACCATGGAAATGGCGGAAGAAAGAATCGCAGAAAGAATAGATGCTAACCTTATGGACTTGCCTATACAACAATTAGAAACATTACCTAAAAACGTATTTGATTCTAAGATACAAAACATTGCGCAAGGTTCGATTGGGAAACTTATAGTAAAAGAATACCCAACAGGCGCAGCGCATACAGGACATTTCAGGGCATTACTAAATGAACTGAAACTTAAAAAGAACTTTAAACCCGATATAATTTATATCGATTATTTAAACATTTGTGCTTCTAGTCGCGTCCGTGGGCTCGGCGGAAGTATAAATACTTACTCGTATGTTAAATCAATAGCTGAAGAGTTACGTGGTTTGGCAGTCGAGTTTAATCTTCCAATCGTGAGTGCAACGCAAACGACTAGATCTGGTTATTCTAACACTGATGTAGGATTGGAAGATACTTCGGAATCGTTTGGCTTACCTGCGACCGCCGACCTTATGTTCGCTCTGATTAGTACAGAAGAACTTGAGGAACTTGGTCAAATGTTAGTTAAGCAATTGAAGAATCGTTACAACGATCCAACCAAATATAAGCGTTTTGTAATTGGAGTGGATCGTAGTAGGATGAAACTTTATGATGTAGAAGAGTCAGCCCAAACAGACATAATGTCTGACTTGGTACCTGACAAAGCAATAAATAAATTTGGTGAGGGTGAATCCGAAGACCCTTACGCTGAATTTAAAATATAGAGGAAAATATATGTTAGTAAAAGCAAAAGATTGGATAATGGCGCGTGTCACTGAAAGAACTTCTTATGACGGCCTACTGCTTCTTGCAGTTGGTGGTTCAGTTCTTTTATTTGGCGGTTTGGCCAAGCTTCTAGCTTGGGTCGCTGTAGTATGGGGTGTTTACACACTCATAAGGGCAGAGGCGTAATTATGAATAAGCTATTTGCAACGGCAGCTTTATTTGCCGCAATATTAATCTCTCCTATGGCTTCGGCCGGTGGATCTGTTGGGGTTGACTCTGACAAATTCTGGAGAGGAGTGAATATGAGCAACGGTCTAGCAACTAACCTAAGTCTGGATTACGGACATAAAGGTTGGTTTGTAGGATTAGAAGCTTTCAATGGTGATGAACTTAATTCTATGGTTCATGCAGGTTATTCAGTAGATTTAACTGATAGCATGTCAGTCCGAGGAGGTATCGTATCTTATGATATGGAAATGCTCGGTGATAGATTTGAGGAAGCTGTTATCGGCGGTTCATATAAAGGTCTAGATGTAGACTATTTTATAAACGTTGATGAAACAGATTCAACTTATTTAGAGGTTGGATATACTTTACCATTAATATCCATTGTTGACCTTGAACTAAATTACGGAAGGTTTGACGACGGTGAAGACGTATTAGGATTTACCGTATCTAAAGATGTAGGACAGATGGTCTTATCACTTATGGTTCTAGAAGAATCTAGACATGGTGAGTTTATGGACCACGCTTCTGTTGGATTACATTATCGATTTTAAGTGAATTAATTGTCACGAAAAAGTCACGAAAGGGGGGTTTACAAACCCCTCTTTTTTTGGTATAATACTCTTATAAAATAAAAAAGTAAGGAGATTTTATGACAAAAGAACAAGCAACACAAAAAGCTACTTTATTAGTAGATGCTTTAGATAAACTATGTAAAGATATAGTTAACGCCCATGATATGAGACACCCAGGATTAGCTGGTGATATGTCATGTGATTGGAAAAAAGGTCAAAAGTTTATCAAGGTTATTAGAACTACAGGTTCTGGTGATTCTGTATGGGGATTTATTAACCTTAAACATGAAGACTTTGAATTAGGTGATGTTCTTATGGCAAAAAGCTGGAAGGCTCCTGCTCTAAACCACCCAAGAGGAAATATCCTAGAAGGTTATACAATTACTGGAATGAGACAATACGGACCGGATTATATTAGATAATGACAAAGTTTGATAAAAAAGAATTAGAGAATTCAAAAAGAATCTTTAAATCTGCAACGCCAAAGTACACTGCAGATTGGGTAGTTAAATGGATAGCTTCAGTATTTGTTTTAATGGCTATCTCAATTCGTGGAATCCCAGAATTGGCATTCTACGATTTATGCTTATCCTTAATCGGAATTAGTTTATGGTTATGGGTTAGTATAGTATGGAAAGACCGAGCACTTATAATGCTAAATGGTGCTGGTCTATTATTCTTAATTAAAAATTTAGCAGAGCAATTAATAAGATGAAAGACGCAATTATAGTAGACATAGATGGAACTATCGCTTCGCATTACGATGCAGATGGTAACCAAATAAGAGAACACCACGATTATAGCCAAGTTCATAACGATTTACCAATACCAGAAGTTATTGAATTGGTACAATTATATGAAGACCAAGGTTATACAATCTTAGTGGTAACTGGAAGAATGGGTAATGATGTATGCAGAGAACTTACTGCAGAGTGGTTAAGAACACATCACATAAACTATGACCAATTACTAATGAGAGCAGATAGAGATTTTAGAGAAGACAGCGTTGTTAAATTTGAAATCTATCGTGACCATATTTTAGATAATTATAACATTAAGTTTGTTCTTGATGATAGACAACGTGTAGTTGATATGTGGAGAGGACAAGGCTTAAGAGTTTTACAGGTTGATAAAGGAGACTTTTAATATGAAAGAGTACAATGTGACGGAAGGTCCGTTTCAAACAGAGTATGAATGTATACACAGAATGCGCGAAATATCTGACTTCTTACTTAAGTGGCATTCTAAGAAAGAAGTCTCCTTTTCTACTAAATTGAAAGAAACATCTAATTGGTTTTTAGATTATACAATTTATGATAGAGCTTAACATATATCAAGTTTTTATATTACTCATATTCTCAGTTCTAATAGGAAGAGAGATATGGATTAAAGGTCTAAGAGTTGGCGCAGAACGCGCGGTGGAACAACTACATAGAATAAAAGTTATTGCATTTGATAACAAAGGTAATATAAAACCTAATCCTTTTTTTGACGGTTACGAAGAAACAGAAAAATAAATTGCATAAATAGACATGTAATTTTATTTAAATGGGAAACATGTTTATGCGTTTTAAAACTTTCACTATACAAGAAGCAGTCAAGCTAACCCCACAACAATTGGAAAAAAATAATTCCAAAACGGGTGAAGCCAGAATCGATATTCTTATGCGTCTTATTCAAGACAAAGTTCCTTTGGAACTTGCAAAAGGTGGAACGTTTAAAGTTGGTGATGAATACATTGATGACGCCATAGCACATTGTCAAAATTTTAAAAAAAATTCAGACCATTACGGCAAATCTGGATTTCCTCTTACAGATAAAACTGGAAAGGAAATTAAATCAAACGATCTTGCTAAATCTAAAGTAATGGGTGGTGGAACCGGTGGCGCTGGTTCTGGTTCAAAAGATACCGCAAGGAACGAATCTCATAACGCATGTATGATGCGTGCAATGGTCGATGATGGTTGGAGTAATGATTTAGATCATTTTGACGAAGCACGTATAGCAAAAGCGTATAAAGATAATGGTTCCAAACACATTGACATTAATACAGATCAAATATTAGAAGCACCAGATAACTGGGTTATGTCTTCGTATGTTATATCTAAATGGTTAGCAAAAGAAGGATATATCCATAAAGGTCAAGTCTTCGACCGCGCGGGTCCGTACATGACTTTAATATATCAATTAAAGAATATGGCTTATAAGAATAATGGATTTAAACCATTAAAAGATGATAAGTGGAACCCAGGTGATGTTTGGGCCGTAGAAAAAGGTATGGATGTAAAAAAAGAACTAGATGTTAGTTCTGTTGGCGCACTAAACGCTTCCATTATGAAATTGTTTAATGAAAGAAGATTAGTTGCTATCTCATTAAAGGGTCCAGAGAAAAGCGATCCTCCACCAAATAAAGAATATAATAACAAAGTACCACCAGAAACCCCAAGACATAAATTAAAAGCAATTGAACTAGAATCCAAAGGTGGAAACTTTTGGTCATCAAAAGGTATGACAATTGTTTATGATACTGGGGCTATGACATTTAAGGATAACTCTCCAGGTGATTCAAACAAAGCTGAAATAAAAGGTAAGAAAGCCAGAGGTGGTGGATTATCTTGGGGTATTATGCTAGACTTTATAAAAAGAACTGTTGGTAAAGCTCCTCCCGCACACGCGAAGGGTATTAAACCTAAAGCCAAGCAAATAGCAAAAGGTAATAGAAGAGCTACTAAATTAATGTTTGATTTATATAGTGAATTCTATAGGGGTACAAAATTTAAAGACTTTGAAGAAGAACTAAAGAAGAAAGATTGGACATGGATCTCTGCTAAACTTGGTGCTTTATATGTTGCATATTTCTTACAAAAGAATATAGGGCAAAAGGCAGATAACATTATGACAAACTTTGTTAACTATGCAGGTTCAAATATGACCGATTCTTCAACTTACATAAAGGTAGGAAAATGAAATCATTTAAAGATAGACATTTTGGATTACATGAGGGTAAAATGGTTCCTTTGGAACAACCTATGGTCGAGGCAGAATACCAAGGCGATAATGTTGAACTAAATAAACCAAGAAGAAGTTCAGGTCCAAAAAAATTCGTAGTATACGTAAAAGACCCTTCATCAGGAAACGTTAAGAAAGTTAATTTTGGAAACGCAAAAGATGTAGAAGGTGGAGACGTAAAAATTAATGACAAAGAAAGAGCTAAAGCTTTTTCGGATAGACATGATTGTCCGAATAAGAAAGATAAATTAGCTCCTGGATATTGGGCATGTAATTTGCCTAGATATGCTAAACAGTTAGGATTAAAAGGTGGCGGAAATTATTTCTGGTAAACCTTATACCGAACAAGACGGTATCAGGACATTTAATGTTCAGGCACCTGATAGTGAATATGTTTGGCATAGAGATAATTCAGATCGTGAAGTAGAAATACTAGAAGGAGAAGGTTGGCAATTACAAATAGAAGATTGTTTACCTATGTTATTAAACGATGTTAAAAAGGTATTTATTCCAAAAGGGGTTTACCATAGACTAATAAAAGGATATAATACTTTAAAGGTACAAATAAATGAAATCACTTAAACAATACATTCCGGAATCTAAGAATACTCACATGACACATATTGAGGATTTAGTTCTGGATGGTGGAGTTAAGGGAGCCAGACAGGCAATACTTGCCCTTCGATCACTAAGGGATATGCTTGCTGGGAATTCACCCACAACGGTAGACGTCACTGTGAAGTGGGACGGTGCTCCCGCCGTATTCGCGGGAATTGATCCAAGCGATGGTCAATTCTTCGTTGCAAAGAAAGGGATCTTTGCAAAAACTGGGGCTAAGGTGTATAAGAATCATGATGACATTGATGCAGATACATCTGGCGATTTAAATAAAAAACTTAAGCTCGCATTTAACGAACTAAAAGATCTTGGGATAACAGGAGTTATACAAGGTGACTTTATGTTTGAAAAGAAAGATCTTAAGATAGAAAAAATAAATGGTATTAAACATTTAGTCTTTCACCCAAATACAATCGCTTATGCCGTACCGGTAAACACACCTTTAGCAAAAGAAATAGCTAAAGCAAAAGTAGGAATAGTATGGCATACATCTTACTCAGGCGCAAACTTTCAATCCATGAAGGCAGAGTTTGGTGGTAATATAACTAAAAAATTAAAACAATCTAAATCTGTTTGGATGCAGGACGCAACATTACCTGGTACACAAGAAGCAGTATTAGATTCCAAAACAACAAAAGAAGTTACATTGGCATTATCAAATGCTGGTAAAATGTTTCAAAAGATTAAGTCAGGTGTATTAAAAGAGATAGAAAGTAATAAAGAATTAAATATGGTTCTGAATATATTTAACAATACAAAGGTTAGAGAAGGAACTAGAATAACAGATACATCTAAACATGTTGACGAATTAATCGATTGGGTTAATAATCGTTACACAAAACAAGCAGATAAAATGAAATCAGACAAAGGTAAAGCTGGCGTTGAAGCTAAAAAATCTGCAGTATTATCATTTTTCAGTAAAGAAAATAAGAAAAATCTGAAAAATGTCTTTGATTTACAGAATTTTATTGTTGATAGTAAATTAATTATTATAAATAAACTAAACAGTCTCAGTAATATTGGGACGTTTGTAAAAACAAAATCCGGATTTAAGGTAACCAACGCGGAAGGTTTTGTTGCCATAGATCGTACGGAAGGTGGAGCTGTTAAGCTTGTTGATAGATTAGAATTTTCTTTTAACAACTTTAGCAAAGATATAATTAAAGGCTGGGATAATCCAGGCTAAATGGGAATAACCGAGGATATGAAATCATTTAAAGAGTTTCATCAAACAGACGAGGCCTTGTCAATGGCAACTCGTATGAAGATGAAGGCAGCATTTAGAAAGAATAAAGCCAAGATCGCAATTGGTAGAAAGAAAGCTGCAAAAAAACTCGCATCCCCAGAAAAGCTCAAGTCAAGAGCAGTTAAGCAAGCCCGTAATTTAATTATAAAGAAGATGTTAAAAGGAAGAGATAAGTCTGAACTTTCTTTTGCCGCAAGAGGTGATTTAGAAAAGAAAGTATCAAAGAAGAAAGGTAAGATAATGAAACTTGCTAAGAAACTTCTCCCTGCCGTAAAAAAAGCTGATAAAGCAAAATTGAGAAAAGATTGATATGAAAGAATTTAAATCATTTAGTAATTATTTAAAAGAAAACACGAACGACGTAGTATTTGCATTTGGTCGATTTAATCCACCAACTATTGGTCATGAAAAATTAATGGAAGCAGTAAAGAAATTAGCAAGAGGTGGAACATATAGAATATATCCAAGTCAATCTCAAGATGCTAAAAAGAATCCATTAGACTTTAAATTAAAAGTAAAGTTTATGAGAAAGATGTTTCCTAAACATGCTAGAAACATTATGGCTGATAAAGGAATGAGAACAGCATTTGATGTTATTGTTGCTCTATATGACCAAGGATATACAAAGGTTACATTTGTAGCTGGTGAAGATAGAATCATAGAATTTAATAAACTCTTTAACAAATATAATGGTGTTAAAGGAAGACATGGCTTTTACCAATTTGAGAATGGGGTAAAGGTCGTAAGCGCGGGCGAACGCGATCCGGATGCCGAAGGCGCTACTGGTATGTCAGCTTCTAAATTAAGAGCGGCAGCCTCTGACAATAATTTAAAATTATTTGCTAAAGGTATGCCAAAAGGATTTAAAGAAGTAGAAAGCCTATTCAATGCAGTAAGAGCTGGTATGGGTTTAAAAGAATCCAAAGACTTTAGAAAACATGTACAGTTAGAAAAAGTTTCCGACAGAAGAGAAGATTATGTAAACGGAAAACTATTTAGAACTGGTGACGAAGTTATAATAAAAGAAACCCAAGAGGTTGGAAAGATTACAGTTCTTGGAGCTAACTATGTTATGGTTGATTTTGGAAATAGCAAAAGAAGGTGTTGGCTCGAAGATATAGAACTATTTGAATATTTAGAAACAATGGCTGGGGAAGATGGAACAAAGAAATTAGTTAAGAACTATAAGAAGATGACCCCAGGCGAAGGTATGAAAGAAACTAAAAAGTCTTTTAGGAGTTTCTTAGAAAAGAAAAAGAAAAGAGATACACATGGGGATAAGCTAAGAAAAGACTTTGAAGCTAATCCAGGTAAGGGAGATGATTCCACAGACGCTAAAAGAAGAGCACAGTTTAATAAGCAGGCAGAGATGGATGATGATAACCCAAGGGCATATAAAGATGCACCAGGGGACAAAAAAGCTAGATCTAAACCTATGAAAAAGTCACAATATACAACTGCTTACCATAGAATGTATGGTGATAAGGAAAAAGAATTGGAGAAAAAGAAAAAGAAATGAAACAATTTAAACAACTAAGAGAAGGACTTTGGGCTAACATTCATAAGAAAAGAAAAGAAGGTCGTCCAATGAGAAAGAAAGGTGAGAAAGGCGCACCAACAGCAGCTGCTATGGCTAAAGCAAAAGCTGGTTCCAAGAATGGAAGTACATCGATGGAAGCTGTTGAACAAGCTCTAACACAATTAGAAAAAGCATACGATGCAAAAGATATAGCAAAGGTTAAAGTTTTAGAAAAGAAATTAGAAAAAATGCTTAAAGAAGTAGATAAGACTATGAAAGGTTCAGGTTTATCTGCACCGGCATTCTCAATGGTTCGTGGTGGTATCGTAAAAGGTCTTGAAGCTATAAAGAAATTCTATAGAATTGCAGACAAAAATGAAAGTGTTAATGAAGACGGTATGATGTCAGTAAGAAAACAGAATATGTCTAAAGTTAAACCCATGTTATCTAAACTTGCACAGAAACATAAAGGTGTTACTTTAGATTTCGAAAAAGATGGTATTACCGTAAACTTTAAAGGAAAAGATAAAGACATTGATAATCTAATGAGAGATATGGAAAAAGACAAAAAGCTTATGAAGCTTATGGAGTTAACAGAAGGAAAAGGTACAGATGCAGCTTTACAGAAAAAAGCTGATGCATCTGGTATTTCAAAAAGTATTTTAAAAAAGGTATATGATAGAGGATTAGCTGCTTGGAAGGTTGGACACAAACCAGGTACAACTCCACAACAATGGGGAATGGCTAGAGTAAACTCCTTCATAACAAAAGGTAAAGTTTGGCACAAGTATGACAGTGACTTACGTAAACAACACCAAGGTAAATAGGTGAACGAAAAGTTAAAAGTTTCTGACGGTATAGGTGCTTGGATTAAAGACTTCATGAAGTCTGATGCTCCACAATTTGATGGTAAGAGTATGGACAGAAGAAGAAAAATGGCAATTGCGGCGTTTGTAGATGCCGGAGGAAAATTAAAAGAGGGTAAAATGAATAACGAAGGTAAAATGGATGGATCAAAGTTAACTGGTCAAGAGATCAGTGTATACTTTCGAAAGAATCCAATAAAAGCGACAGATAAGAAATACGGCAAAATGTTAAAGAAAGCCGTTGAATTTGCACTAGACCACGGCGGAGCAATGAGCTACGCTATTAAAGGTATAGAGAAAATGGCGAGGGGTTTATCTAAACATCCCGAAGTTAAAAAAGCTTTAAGATATGCAAACGAAAGTGTACACCACGAATCAGTTTGGACTGTTAAGAATATTATACAGGAAAACTATACACGTAACTTTGAAACACTATGTCAAAGCTTAAAGTTAAATGGTATACAACAAAAGATCTTAGATGACTTTATTCACAAAGGAAGAATTAGAGATCAATACGTTGGACGTGTAGCTGGATCTAAAAAAGAATCTAGAGTATTTGCAGGTAAAAAGAAATTTACTGGGAGTATCGAAAATAGAAACGAAGCTTTAACTCAAGCCCTCAAAGTTAATGCTAAACAAAAATCTATTCTTGATGCTTATCTAAAAACAGGTAAAGTGATCGGTAAGTACACAGGTTCAATGGCTGGATCAACAAAGACAACTAAAGAATATAAAGGCTTTAGAGGATTTAAAGAACATTTCGAGAAAGGATAATAATATGGGATATAAAAGATTAACAGATTTATACATTGACATAGTCGAAGGTAAAACCGATATGACTGCTATATCCTCTTGGAAAAAGAAATTGAAGGATGTAAAAGGTTTAACTAAACAACAAATACAAATGTTAAGTACTTTACCAACACCAGTCATTACTTCTCTTATAAACCAAGTTGGTATGATTGTTGCTGATATGAGTGAAGATATAAGTGAAGGTAAAAGAACAGATGGTGGAACATCTTTTATGTTTAAGAATGGTCCAGATTCTAAAAAGTTCTTAGCCTTTGCAAAAAATTATAGAAAGGCAGAAAGATGGACAATGAATGGTTTATGGTTTGTAGATGTATACGATGTTAATACCAAAGTCGCTCGTCACTTAGTTAAGTATCACCAACAGTTTTGGAAAGAAGATGTTAATGAAGGTATGAACATGAAACAGATCATGCGTAAACATGGAAGAGAGTTAAAGAAGGCCGTAAAAACTGGTAACTTAGAATTATCTGACAAAGCAGAAG